AATGCACCCCGCTTCCCGTACTTACGTTGGCCAAGTCTGCTCCTGTTGTGGGGGGGACCACCTCAAATTCGTAGAGAGGGGGGAGGGTTGTATATGATCCCGTGTAGAAACCATTATGGCCAGAAATCAATCCTGTTAATTTTTGTGAGGAGGCATTAGTATACGTTGCGTAAGCCCCTACAAAATATTCAACTTGGGAGGGTAGACCTGTGGGGGTGGTAGTTCCCCACACTTGGTAGCCAATCCCCGAGCCTCTAATGTCTTGCCCTAATAGCTTTCCCGTTCCTGTTGCTAAGGAAATATTGGTGGGGTTTCCCGATAAAAGGTGATCTGCGTTCGTCGTATGAGCGAAAAAGAAATCATCCACGAATTTAAATCCAGAGGCGGCATAAAGTCCCCCCGCCCCTGTGGCACCCGTGGCGGCGGGATATCCTTCCGCAGCTATAGGTGTTGCTCCTGAAGGAGTAACCTGTAAGATATATATTCCGCTTCCGCTGCCGTCGTATCGTGCCATTTTTTTATTCTACTGTAATTCCTTCCGAAGAACTCCTGCCAAACGCCAAGTTCTCCTCAAACAACACAAATAATCCCGTTTGGTCGTAAGAGGAATTAAAATTAGCCTCAAGTCCATCAGTGGCGCCTTGGTTACCTAAGGCATTCACATTTAAAGTATAATTACCAATAGCATCAAGGTTATCAAACTTTACACAAAATCCAGCCTTAGGCGGATCGTTATTATTTTGCGTTGTCGTAACCTTTTCCTCGTATACTCCTGGGCCTATTAATACGGCGTTAAATCCTGTTGCGTCGGAAACAGCAATAGCAGGACCGCCATTAGGGTCCGTAAAGTCACCACTAATAAAGAAGGTGTCATCGTCGGTGCCGTCTCCCGTTGTAAGTCCTGTCCACTTCGGGGGATCTAAGGTGCTATAAGTGACATTCCCAATTGTTTGCGCCACGTTATAAGCGAAGGTATTCTCCTTATATTCTATAGAAACATTGTTTTCAATAAGATCCCATTTTCCAGTTTCGTATTTGGAGGCAGAAACCAAAAATTGATTTGGGTTAATTTCCCTTATTCCCCGAACCTTATAAATAAAAGGGCTTGCGTTTTTGATCTCGAACTTACACGCGCTTCCAAGTTTCAAAAGAGGAAGGAATTCAGGTTTATCGAAACCCGAAACAAGGCATCCATAATCCTTAAGTGTAATCTGACCTGTTACGTTTAATACTGTAGTTTGGGATGGAGAAGTCAACAGCACCTCCGACGGTAGAAATCCGCGTGTAATACTGTCTAGTATATTGTTTCCAGAAAATAACCCCGATACGCTTGCCCAATACGACTCACCCCTTGCATCTGCTTCGTTTGTGTCATAGTTATTCATGAAGCCAGTCCCCAAATCGTAAAGGGTGCTTCCTGTTCCACTAGCTATAAAGAAATTTTCGGTATCATTAGCAGAATTTACATCTCCAGTTCCTGTTGCGAAAACCCAGCCTGTAAATCCAGTGGAGAAGTAAAGGATATTCATGTTCACACCAATCCCAGTTCCAGTATACAGGGCATATTCTTCAAACGCTCCTGAAGCTTGAGATGCAGTCGGAACATACTGACCCGTTGCGTAAGAATACCCAGGAATATATCCAGAGAAGTTGTATTCCCCCGAAAACCAAGGCTGAGAAGCGGATGGTAAAACATCACCCGTAATAGTGAATCCCACCGACCTTTGACGATTTCGGTTGGCTACAGCCTCGACCTCACTTATTGTATCTCTACCCGTCGGGACATAAACAGTGAGGCGCCCCGTCATCTCGGCATCCACGAACTTATTGCTAAGCCTTATTGTTCCTTGTTGGGCTGCTGAATCACTTCCTGCGACATTAACCTCTAGGATTTTGCCGAAATTTTCTTGAAGTGTTTTTAATTCATCCTCAACAATGATTAAATCTCCAGGTTCACATAATAGTGTTTCCAATCCCGCTTCAAAGGCTAGGGTTTGATTCTCTTTTGTGAGGCTAAAAATTTGATGTTCAGCCGCTCTTCGGGCCATGGCCCTAGATGTTATGCCAATAGCCTCAATTTTTTTCTTAAACACCCCCCGTTGTCGAATATCTTCCTCGTCTTCTACAACTTCTATTTTGGGAACGTAACTGTCGAAGCGGTCCAGATAAGTAACTTCGATAGTATTATATATTTGGTCCCTTCTGTTATTGGCATAGTGGAACATACCGTCCTTTACGCTGTCGTTGGTAAATAAGTCTACCGTTTCTCTGGGTCTATCATCCGTGAAATTTATTTCCCCATTATTAAAGAAAATTGAACCTCTAAATAATCCCACAATAGCATTAAGGGCATCATATATTTTGTTACCCGCATCAAAAACAATACTACAGGCAAAACGCGGCTCTCTTCCGCCGTGACCGTCTGGAACCCCGACAAAAAACCCATTCTCATCCACCGCATCACAAAAGCGTCCTATTTCATATAGTTGCCATTTGTTAATTTTTTCTTCGTTTATGTGATGCCCCAATCCATATCGAGTGCTAGTTAATAAATCATAGAGAATCCAAGCGGGATTATCTGTCCATTGCAAATCTTCACTAAAGGTTCCATCCCAATCCCCATGATAAACCCTTTTATAGTGTTTGGGTCTATCATCAAATTCCTCTTGCGTGAGGTAGTATCTTTTGTCCACCCCATTAGTCAACAAGGGTTCATAATTACTGGGAACCTTCACCTGTTTTAACTTACAGTCGAAACTACGAACGGGAATAGCGCCGAAGGAACGGGAGTCTAATTTAGTTCCCACCATAGTTGAGAAGGGGTAGGTTAAGTTAATGGGTATAATTTCAGTAACCTTTTGAAGATCGACACTCTTGGAAATTAAAATAGAATTGGTTTCAGTAGACAATTTCTCAACCTCCACATATCTTTGAGTGGCGATATGCTTGTCCGCCGTTATTACCATTGATTGGTTTTGGTTGGCGTCACTGTGTGCCTTAAAGGTGTCCTTATTGATTTTGGGAAGTGGAATGGGGGTAACCAAGCTTTCCCCATCTAAGGCTGTAACATACGAAAATGCGTCCTCTAAGCCATCAGGATTACCTATATCGATTAAAGTAGAAGATTCAATTAAAGCAACAATCCGATAATTGTGTGTTTTATGTGGGCTTTTTTTACCGTTTGCATCAATTAAACCAGTGGTTACAGCTACATTTAAAATAGAAGGGAAGGAGGCTCCAGGTTCTAACTTACCTTCCTTAGCATTCCTTACACTGCGCTTTTGGGTATGGAGTGTATCATGAAGCTGACCCACCATGAGCGTGACAAAGACGGAATCCACATTAGGGTTAAGCACTACATGTGTCACAGGGAGAGGCGCTTCCGCAAACTGTGGTAGGGAGTCCTTGGCCCAATTGGCGTAATCGTAACGACCCCTTCCCCTTCCGCGTGTGTCTTCACTGCCCTCGTTAATCGGTAGGCCAGCCGCATCGACACCAATGCTACTAGCGTAGTTTAATGACAACATATTTGTATTTGCCGCCACACTTTGCACTGGCCTATTATCCGTCCTATAAGGCCCATAAAGCGCGGTGTTGAAGATATGATCAATAAAAATCTTATTAAAAAACTTTAAAGGCATTTGCTCTTCCGTTCCTCTACGGAATTCAGCCAATACATTTGAATAATTGTATTTTATATTTTTGGGTAATGCATTACCATCTGCATCTAGGTTTCTCATATAGATTACATCAGAAATACTGGCTAATGCATCATTTATGGCGGTGGGAATTCCAGCCGCTCTTCCCCAATCAGAGCTTCCCGCGCCTATCTTCGTATTGCTCCCTTTAGCGTTGACTTCCCACTGAAATTGAACCATTATAAAACCCTTGACGGTTCCCGTTAGCACTCCATCCGTGTCTATCTCGGGACATAAGAAATCATAAACTTTGACACCATCTATTCCCGAGAAGACATTTTTACCCTCAGAATTCACAAACCTAAAGGTGTAATTCATTAAGTTTTGAGCACTCACAATGTTCATGCCAGTCAGACCATTTTGGGTGGAATCGGGCCTCAGGATAATGTGGCAGTTTCTTGCGTTTGCGTTCAAGATGTCCCATGTCAGCCCCTTAACGAAGTCGCTGTTGCTCTCTGGGTACTCCGAGCCTAATCGGTTTAATACCCTTTTAGCCAACTCCTTTTGAAGAGGATTATCGGTTTGGGTATAAAGGTTGTAAACGTCTACGAGGTTGGCGCTTAGATTGCACTTGGGGTGGCCTTTTTCAGAGGCTCTGACTAATGCCCAAGCGGTCCAATAAAAGTGACCTCTTCCACCGCTCGCCGCAGAAGGGTTGCCTCCCCACGAATTCGCCCATTTTTTCTTATTACCAAAGGCAAATACAAACTTGGCATCTGATACGTCACTTCCTCCGTAATCGGTATAATCGTCAGTATACATGCCGATGGTTTGTCCTGCTATGGGACTTCTTCCCCCTCGAATTGTCGGTGCCGTATAGATGGGGCTAGTAGTCCTCTCCACAGGCCAACTTCCATTATTCGTATGGGTAAAGAGCTTATAAGATCCAATATCATTACGCAGCCTCATGTAATTACTCCTCGGGCTGGGCCATCTTACCCCCCAGTTACAGATTGATTGTGGGTGACTGGGTTGCCACCTTCCCCCAAGTTGTGGTGCGCCCTCAAGACTCGTAAAAAACCCCGAGACCAGCTTTGTGTCAGCAAAAGCCAATCCCCCCGTGGGATCGCTTAGCGATCCTAAGTCATGATAACCCTCAACCACTGAGTTATCAGTAACCGCAACGGGTGTGTCATTAAGGTATATTCCTTGCAGAATATTCCCCCCGTCAAGAATCAACCCATTTTGATTTACCAACCCCTCAATTGGTCCGTCAGTAATCAAATCAATTGTTTCAGCGTAGCTGTGAGACGCTCCATATTGATGCTCTCCGAGTTGCGGGGGCAAATAAACAGGCGGAATAATCTCAGGCCCCTTGGCGTTGCCCTTTTTGTTTTTCTTAGGGGCGTCTCCAGCCGAATGTGAAGGATGGTTAGGGGGCCACGGTATTTGTTCGTTGGCGTTGCTCCTATTATAGGTGCCGCCATAACCAGCTTTAGCGACCTCCCTTCGCGTTGGCATTCCCCCAGCCAATCTTATCTTTTTATTGATATGCTTCATTACTCTTCTTTAGTAGTGTAGATATCTTGCATATCAGTGGTATAATCTGTCTCCCCAAAAGCGAGAAAGGGATTCTGAAGGAATGCATTTGCGGTTTTTGCCGACATTGGGAAGGACTTAATAGTTGCCTGTATCACGGACGACCCAACCTTTAAACGCCCATAACCAATCGGCACGGGCGCTCCCTGAGCGGCAATATTGGTGGTATTATTAAACATCATGGAGGCGGTGGCCGCTCTAGACTCAAAGGTGACAGGTTCAGCTTGTGCAGGTGCCGAAGAATCACTAGCTACAGTCCCCCCCACATCAGGCTGTTTTTCTGGTTTTGGCATTAAAGCTTTGCCAATTGCGGCCACACCCGCTCCAACTGCCACGGTCGCCACCCCATAAGCGATTGCGCCGCCACCCATCGCTCCCGCTAAAGCACCAATTATTGCTGTGAACGCTCCAGCGATCATTGGCACCAAATCAATTTGTTTAATATTTTTAGCTACTGAACCTAGACTTTCCTGTTCACCTCCGTTAACTATAATGGTGTAACATAAACCCTCCTTTTGCAGTTCATTCACACGCTTTAGAAACCCTTTCCTGTTACAGTTAATAGCCCGAACTACATCGCTGGCTTTATCCAACCTTAAAACAAATTGTTTTTGGTATTCCTGCGCCAAAAGTCCATGTAAATTTATAGTGGTCATGTGAGAGCCTTCATCCTTCTTATCATATTTACATCGCATTCCATGATTTGTGGCTCATAAATATGTGTTTTTTTTGTATTTAAAGAATAAATTAAAAACGGCAGACAGCAATTTTGAGCCATCTTTATATCAAATTCAGAAGGCTCTTCATCACCTATCACATGGCTGTGAAAAAGACCTAAAATCTCATATTTATCTTTAAATAAAAGATAATCAAGCGGGCTAATTAGAAAGAATTGGGAGGGCGTTGGAGAACCATTCAATTCCTCCTTGACGATAAAAAATTGCTCATCTTTATCCCAACCCAAGAAACCGCACACCTCTACAGAGGGATTCTCATGGGCAATTTCGCGTATCTTACGAAGGGCCGCTTTAAGGGTTTTAAATTTATATTCACTATTCGCCATATCCAAAGCCATCAGTTCCTGGGTATCCCCCAAAGCGAGGGTAGGGGCTGCTGGGATTTTTTACCACTTGCAAGGCATTAAGCTCCAAAAAAGATAATTCACCCGTATTATAAAAACCCGAACCCGTTAAAAAGTAATTGTTTTCTGATTTATCCACCAATCCCGTTAATCCACCCCCAAGGTCTCCCGTGGTCATATCCCACCACCCAATTAAACCAGTGCCGTTAACGACTCCCGTTATGCCAGTTCTCAAGCCAGTGCATTCCTCGAAGGGGCGCGGAACATGGTTGATTGGATTAGAGGTTTTGGGGGGGGTTTCAATATCCTTATATAAAAAGTCAATTTCCTTGTCGTCTAAAGCCCTGTTCCACAGCATCCATGGGCCGAGTTTCCCATTCATGGAGGCGTGACCCGAGCCTG